CGTGTCCTATACCAGATGAAACTTTTATGCCTAACAATAGAAAGACTTTGGAAATTGCTAACGAACGTGGCGTTGCTGCGGTAGCAGGTACTGATGAGGATGTAACACATTAGGAGGCGATAATGCCAGCCAAGAAACGTAACTACAAAAAAGAATACGAAAACTACCAAGGCACTGAAGAGCAAAAGAAGAAACGTGCCAAGCGTAATGCTGCTCGACGCAAAGCAATAAAAGAGGGCAAAGTTAAGAAAGGTGATGGCAAGGATGTAGCCCACAAGAAAGCTATGGATAAAGGCGGAAAGAACTCTGACGGTACTAGAGTAGAGAGTAAATCACGGAACCGATCCTTCAAACGGGACTCTAAAGGTAATCTAGTATCTGAAACCAGTAAGCGTGAGCGTAAGTCTAAAAAGTGAAAGTAGTCAACGATAGAGCCATTGTGCTCAAGACAAAGCGTCCTCATCTGATTACCGAGCGAGTAAGGAACTACAAGATACTCAAGGAAGAGAAGGGCGTATATAAGATAGCTATACCATGGGGACTGAATGAATCTCAGGTGTTAGCTGATCTACGAGTAAAAGAAGTGCCTTCTCCCATGACGCGGGACTATGAGTATACCGGTAGGTATGAACCGTTTGACCATCAGAAAGAGACAGCTTCTTTTCTTACCTTACACAAAAAAGGCTTTTGCTTTAACGAGCAAGGCACCGGAAAGACCGCATCTGTTATATGGGCAACTGATTACCTGATGCAGCAAGGTCTGATAAACCGCGTGTTGGTTATCTGTCCTCTGTCTATTATGAAATCAGCATGGCAAGAAGACTTGTTTAAGTTTGCTATGCACCGCAGTTGCTCTGTAGCTCACGGCACCTCAGCCCAACGGAAGAAGATACTCAAGGCCGGTGCTGAGTTTGTCATCATCAACTTCGATGGTGTAGCTGTGGTCAAAGACGAGATTATAAAGGGTGGCTTCGACATGATTGTTGTGGACGAGGCCAACGCCTACAAGAACGCGCAGACAAACCGTTGGAAGATACTACGAGACATAAGTGCAGACGTACCGTGGCTTTGGATGCTTACTGGTACTCCCGCAGCACAATCACCCGTTGATGCGTTTGGTCTAGCCAAGCTAGTCAACCCAAAGGGCGCACCTAAATACTTTGGTCAGTTTAGAGACAAGGTGATGTACAAAGTCTCACAGTATACGTGGCGACCCAAACCAGATGCAGACAAGACGGTGCATGAAGTGTTGCAACCTGCGATCAGGTTTGAGAAAGACCAGTGTCTTGATCTCCCTGCTGTTACTTATATAGACAGAGATGCACCTCTAACCAAACAACAAGCTGCTTACTACAAGCTGCTTAAAGACCGCATGGTAATGGAAGCTGATGGGGAACAAGTCACTTCCGTCAATGCAGCGACTAACCTGAATAAACTCCTGCAAATATCTGGCGGGGCTGTGTACTCCGACGATAAAGAAGTCATTGAGTTTGATGTAAGCAGTAGATTGAAAGTAATTAAGGAAGCTATCGACGAGTCATCCAACAAAGTGCTGGTGTTTGTACCGTTTACCCATACGATAGAATTACTAAAAGACTTTCTTACCACTAGCAAAATATCTTGCGACGTTATATCTGGTAAAGTTTCTGTAAACAAACGCAGTAAGATAATCAAAGACTTCCAAGAAACAGATAAGACTCAGGTGCTTATCATCCAGCCACAAGCAGCGTCGCATGGTTTGACCCTAACCGCTGCTAACACAGTCATCTGGTACGCTCCTGTTACTAGCGTAGAGACATACTTGCAAGCTAATGCACGTATCGATAGACCGGGACAACACAACCCAATGACTGTAATTCACATACGCGGTAGTGAAGTAGAGACTCGCCTATACAATATGTTGCGGTCTAAAGTGGATCACCACCACAAGATAATCGATTTGTATAAACAAGAAATAAATACTTGACACTGTAAAGCGTACAAGTAAACTACTCCTCCCCACCAAAAAGGAGGAGCGATGAAAGATACACCTGACAAACTAGCCGCCATCTACATCAAGATGCGCGAAGCTATACAAGAGAAAGAAGAAGAAATAAAAACTATAAAAGCGCAGCAAGAAAAAGTTACTCAAGAAATGTTGGCCTTGTGCGAAGAACAAAACATTGATAGCTTGAGAACACCTGCCGGTACTATTTCACGTCGTGTGCGTACTAGTTACTGGCCGAGCGACTGGGATAAGATGCACGCTTTCATTAGAGAGAACGATGCGCTTCACTTACTTGAGAAGCGTGTACATACCTCTAACATGAAAGAATACCTAGAAGCTAACCCTGATGTAGCACCTCCGGGTCTACAGACAAACCGTAAGTACACAATCTCTGTACTTAAGCCACGCAAGAAGTGAACAGACTTCAGATACAGGACGGGTGTTTTATGCACCCGGATACCTACGAGCCTCTGCGCTCTATAGAAGTTGTAATCACGGACAGCGGGACGTTATCGAGGAACTACTATGAAGATAACAAGCTTGCTTGTTGGTCGTTCGACTGCGACTTTCCAGATGCAGCGGTTCCTAACAAACTGGCTAGTCGCTGTCTTGATTGCGACAAGAGCATAAAGACCGGAAGAAATGCAGGAGGAGCACCTTGTAAATACTTTACTACGATCAAGGTAGCTTTTCTGGGAGAGAACTCTCTCTACGAAATCAGACTAGGTGCATTAAGTTTGTTTTCCAGAGATGACAACAGGATGAATCTATACAAGTACATAGAACATCTTGAGCGTAACCGAGAGCACGTCGGTAATGTGCTAACCGAAATATATTTTGTTGAGCATCGTGATTTCTACAAGATGTATTTCAAACCGGTTCGACCTCTGACGGAGGAAGAACTTGCAGATGTACAACAGCTTAGTGAAGCTGAAACTGAAGAAATAAATCCCTTTAATAAGGAGCAATCAATGGCTAATAAGTCACACATAATCAGAGGCGTAACCGCTCTCTACCCCCGTATCAATCAGCCCTATCACTGGAGCGACAAACAGAACAAGAGTGTTCCGTGCGATGCTACAGAAGACGGTGCTTCCTATGATCTTAGCTTTGATATGACAAAGGCACAGGCTAAAGAATTGTTTGGCTTGATGAACGAGGCATATCAAGAGGCACGCGAAGATAACTGGCCCAAGAAATTGCAGATGCGTTTCAAAGAAACTGACGATGGTACTTACGTAGGTAAGAGCAGTCTGAAAGCTGCATACAACGGCAAACCTACTCCCGTCCCTACCCAGTACGATGCTAAGAGAAACGAACTGGACAGCGACTTTATGCTCACTACTGGTAGTACAGTAAACATAGCAGTTGAGTTCTTCCCTTACAAAATTAACGGCGGTGGTGTAGCACTTAGACTGCGTGGCGTACAGGTCATCAAGTATGTGCCTTACAAGTCAGCCTCTCCGTTCGACGAGGAAGATGGTTTCAGCGTAAGCGATGCGAAGCCTAGCAATCCTTTCGCAGAAGAGGAGGATGATGACGCGTTTGAAGAAAAGCCTAAAGCGAAAGCTAAGGCAGAGCCTGATCCGTTTGACGATGACGAAGAAGAAGTCAAAGAACCCAGTAAGCGTAAGAAGAAGAACGACATTTCTGACGACGACGATGACGACATTGAAGACATCATTGCATCGTGGGGTGATGAGGACTAATGAGTTACGGCTACTCGACACGCATCGATAGTCTGAACCAAGAAGCTGACCAATCTCTTCTGGGGGTTCGCCTTGGCCGCGTGTGCATTGATTATGATGTACCCGCTGCTGAGGTTGCCTCCCAGTTGGGAGTTAGCAGACAGACTGTCTACAACTGGTTCGTGGGTACCCACGAGCCTAACCCAAACATAGCAAAACTAATAGAAGACATAATAGCTGAATACGACTAATGGAAAATTTCGATCTCATAGACCATGTTGTCCCGAAGGGCGGCACATACAATGTGATCGGCATGAAGGAGGGTAGGCTTCTACCAAAGTTTACCACTAGTTTAGAAGAAGCATACGAGATAGCTAATGAGTTATCCGAGCAAGACATGGACGTGTACTTTGCTCTGGGTAAGCTCAAAGAAAAAGGTAGTAGGAAGGTAGATAATGTAGAGTCCCTTGGAGCTATATGGCTCGATATAGACTGCGGCGGAGACAAAGCAGACGAGATAGAACCCTCTACAGGATTACCAAAAGGCTACGCTAGTCAGAAGGAAGGACTGAAAGCTCTCAAGGAGTTTTGTGAGACCGTCGATTTACCTGAACCTGTAATAGTAAATTCAGGATACGGCTTACACATATACTGGGCATTCACAGAAGAAGTGCCTACAGAGAAGTGGTTGCCTATTGCCAAACGGCTAGAGCAAGTATGTATTACTCAGAAATTTTGTGCTGATCCAAACGTGTTCGACGCTGCGCGTATACTGCGAGTGCCGGGCACATACAACCAAAAGAAAGCTACTCCTAAGTTAGTACGGGTAGTCAACCCTGTAACCGCAAGGTACGCACCTGACGACATCCGTGCACTGCTTGGAGTAGACCCAGACGAAGTTGTTACGGTTAAGAAGAGAAGCGGCCCACCTATACTAGACCCGCTACAAAAACTGCTTGATGAAAACAAAGACTATAAGTTTTCTAAAATAGTAGGAAGGCAAGACCCCTGCCTACAACTGAAAGACAGTTTAATTAACCGTGCAACTCTGTCGGAACCTCGATGGTTTAACGCGCTATCTGTAGCTAAGTTCTGTGCAGATGGCAGTAAGGCTATACACACTGTATCCCAAGGGCATCCTGATTATGATTTTGAGGCTGTCGAAAGAAAGATTGCAGGGATAAAGGGGCCACACTCGTGCGAGGAGTTCGATAAGAACAACCCCGGCATATGCAAAGACTGCCCGCACAAAAAGAATAAGGACATAAAAGGCCCGTACAGTTTAGGAAAGATAATCAAGAAAGCTACCAGTAGCCCTATAAATAAGTTTGAACCTTACTTCAGGGGCAAGAATGGTGGTGTATATAAGATGGTCGATGAAGATGCACATCTTGTATACGAGCATGAC